TAGATTCAACCATCTCCTTAGAATGGCTCTTTTCACGTTCTTTTCTGTTCTGTCGAGCTTCGTATTCTTCCCCGTGTTGAGATATACTTATTGCTGCCGGTCTTATCCCTTCGCCCTTCATCCAAGCCTTGTAATTAGATCTCGTAGGGTTCTTGATAAATTCCTGAACGTGAGGGGCAGGGTCATCCTTATTCACCACATCAACAACGCTGGTAATCCAACTGCTTGTTTGGTTTCCGGTAAAAATACCGCTTGGAGTATAAATCCGATCCGATATAGCCCCACAAACCTTACACTTCGTCGCTGTTTCTTCATCCCCAACGATGTCCTCAAATATTTCACCACAAGATTGACACTCAAAATCCCATAGTTTAAGTGACATTTAATTACCTCAAATCAACACCTTGGATTAAACACAAAAGTATTAAAAATTTATATAAACCATAAAAGCAAACGAAGAACAATAACACCTTTGACAAACACCAGCCTGATTCAAACAAATACCGAACAAACCGTTCTTTTTTTGTTTCTAATGGTAGATCTTCAGGAACAACGCCAAAGGCTTCACAGGTTATACAATAGTAAGACCTAAATAGACTAAGTGACATTCACATTTCCTTTCACTGGTTGTTACTCTTCAGCCCTCTTTCCGAATATCCCCGAGATGACTCTGATTGTTTACCCTCGTCTGGGGATATAATCTTAGACGCCAGGTCGTTAAGTACTTTCTGCCTCTCTATCTTTAACTTTTCCTCGTCAAATTTAACACCCTCTAATTTTACATATTGATCAATACGCTCGGACTTTACTTTTTCTTCGATCAAAACAATATCAGCATTAACCTTAGCAATTTTGGCTTGAGCCTCTCCGACCTTGGCCTGCTTCTCCATCATCTCAGCTTCTTGCATTGGATCTACGGCTTGCTCCTGACCGTTCATTTCCTGTATTAATTGTTGTATGATCTGGTTAAACGATATTAACTTGCCGTTCTCAAACGCCTTTTCAAACTCCTTGTCGTCCATCAAACCTATTTCTTGGATATATTCAGCTATGGGTTGTGGTAGTTGTAGCTCGATTAACCGACTAACAAGAACCCCTAACGGTCCGGCCTTCATCCGCTGTATAATTGCTCTTCGACTTGAAATATCTAATTCTTCAAGAAGAGCCTCTTGGTCTATAGCTCCCCTGACATATAACTCAATAGCTTCTTCCCTTTTCTGGACTCTCGACACTGGCATTGTCGATCCAGTAACAACGGTCAGCTTGGCAGGAATTAATAAATCCGTATTGATAATCTTCCTGGCCTCATCTTTCCCGTCTTTACTGTATGTAATCCATCTTTCCTCAGTATACCAGTTCTGTGCTAATGATATGTAGCATCTCCCACGTTCTTTGATCATTTCGGAGTATGCACGGATCTTGCATTTACGCATGGTTGATGCTTGCTCAATTAATGCAGCAATAGCCTTGTATGCTATCACACTACGACCTGTACTCTGTGCGCGATCTAACTCGAAGGTGCCTGCAACCATATAAAATATATCTTTGAACAACGCGATAGATTCGTGAAAATCCCGGAGATCACCATCAAATGTCAAATATCTTAGCGCCTGACCCTCCATTGAATTGGAAGGATTAATCACACCTGGCACATTAGTGAACTCTGAATTATCTATGCCAGACGTTAAAGGGTTAACAATCTTTGGGCCTGACTTACGATCTTTAGCGAGCACAAGCTGGCTTAGAGCCTTATTGAACTCCATATTAAGCCCGTCAAGCTGTTCAATATCTGCCATCCCCCACGCATTTGATGTATCTCTGATGGAGTTTCGCGCATAAAACGGGTATTTGTCGTAAAGATAACACTTTCTTGCATGTTCAAAATCAAGATTGGGGTTGATTGATGGGTTGGGATCATCAGACAATACAACCTTTCCGCCATTGCATGTGATAATTCTTCTTATATATCCAGGGTATTTAGGTTGCGTCTTAGTTTCTCCGCTTTCTTCGTCCTCCCAGGGATCGCTATCTGTATAATCTTTACACCAACATTCCACAACTAAAGTTTCGTCCTCATCGCCCTCGACACCGAATTTGAAACTTAACATCTGCCTGACCTCAGATGCAAGTGTTATCAAGGCGCCGAAAAATTTAGACTCACTATCGTTTTTATATCCCGTTCCGCGCCTGTCGTCATCCAACTCCTGGATAAGCTCATGATCTGCTTTTATTTTCTCAGCAGGTTTCCATCGTCTTTTCACTTCCCTGACAGACATCGGATAATAGTACAATATCGCATCGCATGATTGTAACTTCCTTGGATCTTTGAGCTGTGGAGGATAAAATCCAAAGTATAGCGGATCTATATTAAGAGTTTCAACCTCGCCTATTCCCCACTCCAATTCCCGGTTGAACTTAGTATATTCTATGGTAATCCCATACTCTTCACCATATAATACAGTGTCCTCGAACACCGCCTGCTGGCTTTGCTCGTTCCAATAATGTTCTGCGGTCCTCTGGATTAGATCAATAGATTCTTCCTCATCCCCGGGGATCTCCCCAACTTTCGCAACATTGAATATCGGATTATTGTCGGTCAACATATTGACGTTTTTCTGCATGTGATTGAATATCAAGTTGGCAACCGCAAACGGAACATTATCACCCTTGTTTTTCCAGTGGCTTCCGGTTCTCAGCTCATGGTTACGCTTAATTCGATCATGTACCCCAATGTCCTGCTTATCCTTGACAACCTTTTCAAGGACTTGGAATATAGCATAACCGACTTTCTTATCCCCCTCTTTCGGTATTAAACTATCTGACATCAGACCACCTTTTTGTGCCCGCTATGTGTCCGTTAAGTTGCTGTTTTGTTGCGAACATCTTCGGAGGATCGCAACACTCACAAAAATACTGTGGTATTCTATAAACTCCATCATCTGTCAGAACCTCATCGTCTCTCAAAAACGGGTTGTTGTGACATATTGGGCATCTAATATGAACCCAATCTGTATCTTGAAGAACTGCATGGGCCATGCCGGGATATGGCGGACCAAACATTGACCCATGCAGCGGGACGCCAAGGGAGGAAGGCTTGGCGGTAGCAATCCTTGAATTACATATTTGACATAATATTATCATACTATATTCCTGTATGGTTATGTGACCGTTTCCTTTCGACCAGGTGGATAATGCATAGCCTTCTCATACGGATCATCCATTAATATTGGTTTTTTCTTCTTGATTTCCATCTTTGGGATGCCCTGGTTAGAACGTACAGATCCCATCCAGAACCCTAAACATAGAAACAACAAATAAAACAACGGATGAATAACGTCCATTAACAGGCCCTCACTATGCGCTTGTCAGGGACAATTAACCCCCCTGACTTTCTGCCATGCTTGTCGATCTCTCCCTTACTGGCTAACTCAAGGAAATGATTGTTCATTATGAGTTTTGCGGTATCAAGAATGTGGTTTGCTTGCACGAAATCACCAGGGAATCCTGATATACTAATGCCATCCGATGATATGTTGATCACTATTTGCTGGCCAATTGCTGTCTTTCCCATTAATCCACCGTGTCCTTTTGCACGAAATCAGCCACCTGAGCCACTTCCGGGCTGAATATGTCAGGTTCTATGTGCATTTTCCGATAATCTACGCTCAATGATCTGTAGTACTGCTCTTGTTTCGATCCCTTTTCCAGAAAATCTATACGAAGATCTGACATCATGGGTATTGGCTTCGGTTCTTTTAGTGATATTGGTCTTGCCATACAGATATGACAGGCTTCATCGTATACATGGTCCTCGGTATCAGTGTCAACGTCCTCTACTTTTGTTTTGCTTAGCACAAGAGACGGAATGGTTCTGATGAAATGTCTGCAATTATTATATATTTGCATCATTGGCGTTCCAATAATCTTACCATCTTTGTCTTTGGGGACCTTCAGCCTTTCCCGGAATTGTCTAACCTTCAACTCGCGTGAAGGATCTCCTACCGATAAAAATATTCCAGTTCCATGATTCGCGAATACTTCCGCTGTCGGAGCCCCCTGCCCCTT